GCTCTGCCTATTCGATTGGTTCTGTGCTCGCGCTTAACACATCAACAGCCGTTTCGTTTATCGAATTTTGGGATCAACCTTGTGCAGGTGTAGTTTTGGGTACCACCAAACCATCATGGATACAGCCAGTGCTGGCAACAAACTGGTCATATGTCAGTTTTGTAGGTAATGGCATGGGGTTCTACACGCCAATTTGTGTCGTTGCCGTGACTGCTCCTAACGGTACGGTAGGAAGCGGCGCAAGCGTATTTATGCAAGTTTTCTTCCCGTAACAGTATGACCGCAACCGCAAAAGTCGGTGTAACGGATAACGCTGCCGGCGCAGGTGTAGCGGAATTAATCTCGGCGATTGTCGCCGAGCTTGGTAGTAGTGTACAAATGATGGATTTTTTACCTGCGGGTGATGAATTCAGCATGAAGGCGTATAGTCCGTCTGTCACGATTCCGGCCAGTTCAAATACAGTTCCCGGCTGGGACTGTGCTGCATTCATGGTGCCACCAGGTAAATTTGTCGTGCTTGATCGCGCCGTCTGTGGCCGTGCTGCCGCATCGCCACTTACGCTTCGCGTATCAACGCGGTATTTGCTGGCCGGTAACTGTGCGCAGGCATCGCCCGCGGCAGGTGGCGCACCAACCGTTGCAGCGGTAACGCTGGGGTTTGATACCGGCATGGGGACAGGTGGATATAGCTACAAAATTTCACAGGTCAACGCGCTGAATCAAGAGAGCGCGTTATCTACCGTATCAGCAACTGTCACACCGACAGCGCTGCAGGGTATCAACATCACCATCCCGGCACTCGGCACAGGAGCGGTGGCCTACCGTATCTATCGCTCGCTCAGTGGCGCACCAGCAGGGCCGTGGTATTGGGAGACCGACGCAATTGCTGGGGTGTATACCTCAACCATGGACGACTCAGTATTAACGACGACTATGGGCAGCACACAACATCCCGGCGTGACATGGGGTAATGCATTTGTACCCTCGTCTGTACCACAGCCAGTTGGCCCGGTAGAGATGATTTATGAAAATGTGGGCGTGGCTTTATCCGCCGCACCGACACAGATATTTTATACCTCAACGCGGGGTGTACCTTCTTTCGCGCTATTCGCCCCAGCCCTTACGGTTAATACACGGGTACGCATACCGCCAGCGAATGAGGGTCGCGCTTTTGCCACGCCGTCTCCAACGCCATTTATGTTACAGAATCCGCAGATCGCAGATTATGGCGCATCATCGGTAATCGGGTTTGATAAAACCTATGCCACACTGGGAGGCCAATGGGTTATCTGGGGCTATGGCGCAGCCGAACAAACAGTAATCGAATCCGCGCCAATAGCAGGCGGGCGCAATATGAGCAAATTCTGGAAGCCGGCTGTGTTTGGCCCTGGCAATACAATCGTTGGTCAGGTTTCATCCGTCGCTACTGCTGTCGCGTCAGTTATCGACCTGGAAATTTACGGCAGGATGTTTGATTTGCCGACATGAGTTTATTAATCCTCTTTCGTGGGGCGGCAGGCACGCCGGCTGCTCAAAATATTACCGGTGCCGGCCAGATCGCCAGCGCCGAAGCCTTTGGCACACCGATCATCGCGGCCACCGTCAGCGCAACAGGCATCGCCAGCGGCGAGGCGCTTGGCGCTCCGCTCATCGTAGCCACGATTGCGGCCACCGGCATCGCCACTGCCGAAGCTTTTGGCCAGCCCGCTGTATCAACCAGCGCAGCGGCGCAGAATATTGTTGATGCCGGCGGTATCGCTTCCGGCGAAATTGTGGGGCAACCTGCCCTTGTTGTTGCAATCGCCGCACTTGGCATTGCCAGTGCAGAAACTTTCGGCGCACTGGATCTGCAGATTGTTGTTGATGTTGCCGGCATTGCCAGCGCGGAAGCCTTCGGCCTACCCGTGGTATCCATCCCCGGCGCAGCGTGGGATATTGTTGATGCCGGAGGCATTGTTTCAGAAGAAGCGTTGGGCAGCCCATTTGTAAGCGTCCAGCAAGCAGCCGCATATTATGGCGGCAGTTCGGTACGCGCAAAACGCCAGACTCTCCCGCATGCAGTTATCGGCGCAGGCGCAATTCATGGCGCAGAGCAATTGGGGCGACCAACCATCAGTATGGGCGCACGCAGCCGAGCCCGTCGCCAGCGCGAAGAAAGCTGGCTGCTGCACGGGCAGATATAAACAGCCTGAGCCCCTCCGCATTTTCCCCCCTGAAAATGCGTAGCCTAAAGCGGGACACTTCCCGCCATGAATACAAAAACCACACCAGCAGGCTTCGAGCGGACATTTGCACTATCCCGCGCCATCGATGCGCAGGCGCGCACCGTTGAGCTGGCGTTTTCCTCGGAAGAACCTTATGAGCGCTGGTGGGGCATCGAGATCCTCGATCACTCCCCCGGCTCTTGCAACCTTGAGCGTTTGAATGACGGACGGCACCCGTTATTGCTCAATCACAACACTGAAGATCAGCCCGGCGTCATTGATAGCGCCTCAATCGGCACAGACCGCGTTGGACGCGCGGTGGTTCGTTTCGGAAGAAGCGACCTCGCCGAAGAGGTGTTTCAGGACGTGCAGGATGGTATTCGGACGCTGGTGTCGGTCGGCTACATGATCGACGAAATGGAAGCCGATGAAAAAAGCGAAAGTGGCGAAACTGTCACCCGCAAAATTTCCTTTGCTGATTTTCAACAACGACTTAAATCCGTACACGGCGAAGACTGTTTCGAGCGTGCGCAGAGTGCCGGTAAAGCTGGGGACAGCGAGCCGACCTTCCGCGTCACGAGCTGGACGCCTTACGAGATCTCCCTTGTCGGCATCCCCGCGGATGCCACAGTGGGAATCGGACGCGCAGTGGAATCCCCCCTTGCAATTACCCAAATCAAACAGGAGCACACCATGTCTGAAATCACAGATGTAAAAGATCTTGCCGCCGAAGAAAAGGCGCGCGTGGCCGCAATCCGCGCAACCGCGGCAGCGTATGCGAAATATGGCGCCGTGGAAATGGCGCTGGAATATATCGGCGAGGGCAAGTCCGTGCAGGACTTCCAAAACGCCATCATGCAAAAAATGGCCACCAGCCACACGGCAGATACCGGTGCCTCAAATATTGGCATGAGTAAAAAAGAAACACAGCGCTACTCTGTCTTGCGCGCCATTCGCGCCCTGACAGACAAAGACTGGAAGCTGGCGGGTTTCGAGCGTGAATGCCACAACGAAATTCTCAAGCGTGCAGGCCTGGAAGAAGCGCCGAATAACGGCTTCTATATCCCTGTTGAAATCCAGCAACGAGATCTGACGAGCGGCGTCGCAGCAAATGGCGGCTATCTGGTTGCAACCGACAACCTCGGTGGCAGCTTCATCGACATCCTGCGCAACCGCTCCCTGGTCGCACAGCTTGGTGCCACCATGCTGCCCGGCTTGCAAGGCAACGTCACCATCCCCAAACAGACCGGCGCAAATACCGCCTACTGGCTGAGCACAGAAGCAACGGCAATAACCGAGGGCAACCTCACCCTGGGCCAACTGGCACTGACACCCAAAAACATCGGCGCGTATCAGGAGATCAGCCGTCAGTTGATGCTGCAATCCAGCCCCGCCGCCGACGCCCTGGTCATGAACGACCTGGCCGCCGTGCTGGCACTCGGCATCGACCTCGCCGCGCTGAATGGTTCCGGTGCGTCGGGTCAGCCTTTAGGTGTGATCGGCACCGCCGGTATCGGTGGTGTGACCGGCACCTCGATCGCTTACGCAGGCATTCTGGAGTTCCAGACAGACGTTGCAGGCAGCAACGCCCTTGCCGCCAACTGCGCCTACCTCACCACACCAACAGTGGCAGCACTTCTGGCACAACGTCAGCGCTTCACCTCGACTGATACGCCGCTGTGGAAGGGCAATATTCTGGATGGTGATGTGGTTGGCTTCAAGGGTGCATCCACGCTGCAGATGCCTGCCGGCAATCTGTTGTTCGGCGACTTCAGCAAGATCGTCATCGGCGAGTGGGGCATGCTGGAGCTGGCATTGAATCCCTATGCCAACTTTACCGCAGCCATCACCGGCGTGCGTGCCATCCAGACCGTTGATGTGGGCGTGCGTATCGCAGGCGCCTTCTCGCTGGCAACCTCAGTGACTTGATCAACGTGATGCAATGCCCGCTGTTGCGGGTATTGCCGGGAGAACGCAATGGATGAAAAAGTGAAGATCAAGGCCGCGCGCAAGTTTTATTACGAGCGCGTGCTCTACGAACCGGGCGACCAGCTGGAGGTTTCGAAAGCGCTGTCGATTGAATTAATTTCTTCGAACAAGGCTGAATTATTTGCCGAAGTTGCAGCAGACGAACCGAAGAAAGAGAAAAAGAAAGGAAAGGGTGACACCGATGCTGAATAACGAAGGCCAGGCGGCCTCAGTAGTAAAAATGCTGGATCCCGTGTCGGCGGCCAACACCGCCGCCGCCACCTCCGGCTGGATCGATATTCGCCAGTACGAGGGCGATCTGGTTGTTGCCGTGCAGGTGGGCGCGCTGACTGGCTCCATCACCTGGACAACAGAGGATGCCACCGATGGCACCGGTACCGGTGCTGCCGGTATCGTGCCCAACGAGGGTGCTTTTGCTGCGGGTGCCGCCAACCAGGTGCAGAAACGCACAGTGGGGGCAGGTGCTGCACGCGGCTGGATACGTGTGGTCGGCACCATCGTTACAGGCCCGGCACTGGTTGCTGCCAGTCTGCAATCAAGGCTTAAAACCGTTTAAAAAAATGCCCTTCGTTGAAAATTTCGATGTGTACTTATCAGATTTCGGCGTTGCTGCCACGCTGAATTCGGTTGCGATAAGTGGAATTTTTGACAATGACTATGCAGATGCATTTGGGATGGCAGGCGCACAGCCCTCCCTCACAGTTAAAACAAGCGATGCCGCAGAAACAGTGCGCGGCGTCGCGGTAGTGGTCGGCGGTATTAATTACACCGTGGCCGAGCAGCCCGAGCCAGATGGCACGGGCATAACAAAACTCAAGCTGGAAAAAGTGTAATGCCAAATCATATTCGGCGCCAGATCCGCGAAGCCTTCGCCACCCAAGTAACCGGGCTGGCCACCAGTGGCGCAAGGGTTTATCAAAGCCGCATCCGCAACATGGCGGCAGAAGATCTGCCAGGGCTAAAAATTTACACCGAGCAAGAATCGATCGAAGACAACGCCGGTACCACGTATCAATCGAATCCAGATTTACAGCACCGCACCATCCTGCTGCGCTGCGAGGCGATGATAAAAGCCACCGCCGATGTGGACGACAAGCTGGACCTGATGTGCCAGGAAGTTGAAATAGCCATTGCCGCCAACCCAACGCTCGGCGGGCTGGCGCGGTTGCAATGCTGGCTCGTCTCAACCGCAATAGATTTTGATGGCAGCCTGGAGCAACCCGTAGGCCGTGCCGTAATGACCTGGAAAATAGTTACGCTCACGATGTCCGACCGACCAGATGTGGTCGTGTAATTTTAATTTACCTTGCCTTTGTTCCCTCTCCCCTTGCGGGAGAGGGTTAGGGTGGGGGGTAAACGAGGAGCAAAAAAATGGCTGACAAACAACCCGCAAAACCACCGGAACCCGCTGAAGTTCCCACCGAACAACTCAACCCACGCCAGGCACCAAAGGAGTAAGCCACCATGACCGTTACCATCTACGACCGCGTACTACTCGCAAAAATCGAAGTCACAAAAGGCACCGACTCCGTGCCGGTGGTGGGTACCAATGCCATCCGCGTCAAGACCGGCAAGCTGGTTGTCAACAGTGAGGCACTTGCCCGCCCGGTGGTCAAACAGACCATGGGCAACCTGCCGCATTCCATTGGCAAGCAAACCTTGCAGCTGGATTTGGAGGTTGAATTAAAGCCCTCCGGAGCCGCCGGTACCTCGCCGGAATATGGCCCCCTGCTGCAAGCCTGCGGACTGCTCGAAACTATCGTGGCGGTAACCTCTGCCGCTTATGACCCGCTCAGCTCAGTTGATAGCCACAAGACCGTATCGATCTACTGGTACGAAGACGGCCTGCTGTGGAAGCTGCTGGGTGCGGTCGGCAAGGTCAGTTTCAACGCGCAGATCGGCGCGATACCCACCTTCAAATTCACCTTCATGGCCGCGTATGCCGTGCCCACCGCCGTATCTGACCCTACTGGAGCGGTGTATCAATCGGCTGCACCCATCGTCATGTCCAGCGCTGACGTTATCAACGACGGTGCAGTGATCCAGGTCGGGGCTTACTCAATGGATGACGGCAACGCGGTAGACCACCAGTACACCACCGGGCAGAGCTTCTTTTCCGTCAAGGACCGCCAGCCAAAAATCAAACTGACCAAGGATAGCGTCAGCACCGCGGCAGAGTGGACAGCGCTCACCGCCGGCAGCAACGTGGCGCTGAGCGCAACCTTCGGCTCCACCGCCGGTAACCGTCTGGTTCATACCGCGCCGGTGGCACGCCGAGAAGGCGTAGCAATAGGTGAGCGTGCCGACCGCCACACTCGTGAAATTTCTTACGGGCTATATGAGAGCACCGGCGACGATCAATTCAAATTCCTCTTCAGCTAAGCCATGAAACTACTCAACGACGAACGTATAAATCTCGAAGACGGCGAAGTCAAGCTCACTATGCGCCCGGTCACCACCTCGCAACAAGCGCGGCTTGGCGACCTCAACTTACAGAGCGGCATCGAGGCGCGCATTGATCTGGCCAAATATTGCCTCACCACTTGCATCGAAAAAATCAGCATCAGCGGTGCGACTTATGACCCGCTGCAGATGGCAGAAAAAGCAGACCTTTCAGACAAGGACACCATGGCGATGATGGTCAAGCTTGGGCAGATGGTGACGATAGCCTCATTCGCGATTGGGGAAGATTTAAAAAAGTAACTGGGGCAGCAAAGGCATGGGGTCATAAAAGCTGCCACAACTGCCCCAAAAAAATGCAAAAACCCCGCGCCTGCAGGCATGAGGCGGAATGGGTAGATGGGATGGTGACCGAAGAGTGCCCGGTGTTGTGGATACCGCAACTGTCCCATGTAATACGCGGGCACCTGTTTGCAGAGAAGGGAATTTTACCGCATGCGGGCGGCTGGGCAGACCAACCCGCCGTGCTGATGCAGCTAATCGAAAAATTTACCAGCGAGGTTCCACGTGGCTGAAGGCAGCTCAGTTTATCAAATACTTCTTACCGCGACTGACGAAACGCGGAAGGCATTTGACTCAGTAAAAAATAGCAACAAAACCCTTCAAGAAGATCTTAACCAAATTAGTGGAGCTTTTAGAATTATGGCTGGTGCGGCGGCCACGGCTTTATCTGTGATGGTAAAACAAAGCCTGGATATAGCCGACGCTACCAGCAAGGCAGCACAAAGAGTGGGCATGACTACAGAGGCATTTTCTGCACTCGCTTACGCAGCAGAATTTTCAGATGTATCCTCCGAATCGCTGCAAAAAAATCTCGGCAAACTCGCCAAAAATGCCTATGACGCCGCCACTGCGGGCGGTGAAATTGCGGGTACTTTCAAAACATTGGGGATTGAAGTCACTGCTACTGACGGCAGTCTTAAAAATAGCGGCGTATTAATAGCTGAGCTATCCGATAAATTTGCCGCCATGCCAGACAGCGCAGAAAAATCCGCACTGGCAATCAAATTATTCGGCAAGGCGGGCTTGGAGATGATCCCACTGCTGAATGGAGGCTCGGCAGGTTTAGCAGAAATGTCCGATCAGGCAGAAAGAACTGGAAATATAATTAGTACAAATACCGGAATTGCAGCCGAAAATTTAAACGATAAATTTAAGGAGATTGCAAAATCATCACGTGGTTTTTCAAGTCAAATAACAAAAGATTTAATTCCTGCAATAGACCAGATCGCGCAGGCATATATAGATGCCACTTCAAGCGGGAATGCCTTTGCCGGTACATCAACTTTCATAAAAACAATTTTTGAAACAATAGCTGTTTTAGGCGTTAATGTAGCCTATGTTTTCAAAGCGATTGGTATTGAAATCGGTGGGTTAACCGCACAATTGGTTTCTGTTGCATCTGGAGATTTTTCTGGTGCTGCAGCAATTGGAAAGCAAATGAAGAAAGAGGCTGAAGAGGCTCGTAAAGAAATTGATGCGCTATCGGAAAGAATTTTAAACCCTCCAGAGCCAAAAAAAAGGGAAAAAACAACTGATAAAAAGCCCGAGCTAGTGGACACCTCGATGGATGCGGCAAACGCAGCCAACGATAAGCTAGTCGCCGCGCAACAAGAAAAATTCATGAAAATGAAAGCGCAGGCAGACCAGGCATCATTGCTGGATGTAGACCGGGAAAATGCACATTACGAGGAGCAGAAGCGCATTCTGGAAAAAGAGTGGGAAGCACTTGGCGAGAAAAATCAAAAAGAAATTGAATCTATCACCCTGCATAATGCTGCCAAGGAAGCCCTCGACAGAGAGCACACTGCAAAATCAAAAATAGAGCTTGAAAAACGCGAGCGCAATGAGTTATCTGCGTCGCAGGCCATTATTGGTATGGCCTCGCAAGTGGCCAGCTCTGCCCAGGGTTTTCTTGAGGCGACGGGTCAGAAAAATTCCGAGTTATCCAAATTAATATTCATCACGCAAAAAGGGTTAGCCGTGGCCCAGGCGGTGATTAATACCGAGCTTGCATTCTTATCGGCAATGGCACTAGGCCCCGCTGGATGGGCAATTGCCCCGGCGATTCGGACGATGGGTTATATCTCGGTTGGGCTGATTGCGGCCACCTCAATTGCAAGTGGTGGTGGTGGCAGCGCAGGTGGGTCAATCCCCACGGCACAGCCGGGTGCCAGCTTGACCTCACCCACACCCGTCTACGGCGGAAACCCCGGCGGCCCATCCACGCCCGTTTCGCAGAATAACGACCAGGTCATGTCGGTACAAACCAACCTCACCATCAATGCGCCCGGCGCAGACGATGGCGTAGTGGCCCGCATCACAAATATGATGCCGGAGCTTATCGCGGCGAACCGGAATACCGTTTATGGCGCAGTCAATCAGGTCATGAACAGCCGGGGTAAATCGCTATGAGCGGCGTTTTCCCACTTGGCAGCCCCAATTCCGTCAACCTGCGCAGTATCTCGCCGACACGGGTATCGGTATCC